TCAGTTTAATTTCGAGGTAGTATGTGCCAGGTTCAACGACATCACCCATGACGAAGGTGAAGTGCCCGTTTTCTACGGTTACATCTTGATACAATGCCACGCTTTCATCATTTGACAGCGTGAGCTTACCAGTACCGGATAACTCCATGCGTCTGCCATCGTACCCTAGAATTTCAAAACCAAAGACGGAAGTGGTGTCCCCAGATTTGAGAATATCGCCACCTTCCGTCTGGTTGATAGAGGTCATGAGCTTAGCCATAGGCTAGTCCTCATAAGGTTTAGTGTATGATAGCGCTCGTTCGCTATCGCTAAGACCTTTCGTTGTTGGGTCTGGGAACATATTCAAGGCGTTAACTGCCGTCAATCCTACCAAATATGGATTAGACAAGAATTTGCCAAACAACCCAAACAAAGCTCCCCAGCTTGTGATATCTTCAAATTTGATACCAAAGTAAGCCAAAACTGGCAACACCAATGCGAGTGCAAAGCGTGTTACGAATGTACGGTTTTTAAAACGAATAGACCAGTTAATTTTCATGTTAGTTCCTCACTTCTAAATTAATATATTTTTTATAAAGGGCATCAATGTACCCGTTGCCACCTAATTTCTTGTAACTAGAGTGCATTTTGTGAATCACATCCGAATTATGAACGGTGGTATATCCACGCTCTAATTCTTTATTAATATCACGCTCAAGGCGTAGATACATGGTAACAAGGTGTGCTTCATCATGCACGGCTAGTTTGTCGTTTAATTCGTTGATTTTTTCGTTGTTTGATTCACCGATTTGTTGAACAACTTCAACCGAATCGTGGATATTGTCTAACTCGTTTTTTAAATCTCCGAATTGCGACTTGCTTAAATTAGCGGACTTGCTAGCTTTCATACCAAACCAGCCCGTTGCTATGACTCCGATAGTAGGGGCAAGGTGGTCAATCAAATCAGAAATATTCATCTTTTATTTTTACCCCCATTTTTTTTACGCATCAAGCCTCTGTCGTATCAGCCAAAATCTCATCTTCTACTTTGTAACGCAAGTCACGTAGAGCACGTTCGTCTGTACGCATTTCTTGACGATGTTTAGCGTAGAGTTCAGCGTTTAGAAGATTCTCTTGGACAGTAGAGACTGCATTGGAATCTACACTAATGAGTGTCTGTTTAACAAGGATTGTAGCCCCTTCTTCTTCGACGTTAAATTCTGCATTGATTGTGCGTTGTTTTGTAATTTTAAGTGCCATAATTATTATTTCCTTTCTTAATTATCTTCAGTTAGATATGTAACCGTGCCAGTAAACACGGCTGTGTCTCCTAATTGATTAGTGAGATTGATAGTGCCGTCTGCCGAGAAATGCCAAACGGCTGTATCAACGTGTTTGGAATTGACATTCTTATTAGCAATCAGATGCACTTGAACGTTAGGTTTAAAACCGTCTGGGATTCTTTCCTCAAGTTTTTTATTTTCAAGAGAAGCATCTAGTTTATAGACCCCCCTCACAATGCTCGCTACCACTAAATTACCTTTTTTGACGAGTGCCAATTTAACACCCCAACCGATAGTAATTTCATTTCTGATCACCGGTGGTTCGGGCTTTTCTGGTTTTTCTGGTTTAGGCGTGTACTCAATCCATGAGCCATTAGAATTATTAGTTACTGTCCGTTTAAACATCCGACCAGATATAGTCGTTAGCGTTTGATGATAACCAGATAAACTTTCTACGACTTCCAAGTAAGCACCCTCGCCCGATGCGGGATGGTTTCGGTAGTTGCCCAAAATTGAATAAAAACCAGTGGTTCTATAGTCGTTTAAGTTATCAACCTTGCTATCCATAGCTACACCGTTTGGCTCGGTCAGTTTGTGGTGCTGAATCTGCTTGCGGTTTGAATAAATTAACCCGTCAACATCCAACGCTCCACGCTCACGGTATTTATTAATTCCGATACCTTCTTTGTCGTAGGACATAACAACTCGGTCGCCCGTGACTGTAGCTTGGAAAGATACACTAGTAAACTTATCCTCTAACTTACCGACCACGATATAGGAAGTATCGGCTGGGTACGAATTACCGAGGTTTGCGTTTGATGCGTTAAATTCTGAAATCTGCGACCATGTTCCACCAGCCCCACCGTTGTCGATTGTTTCTGTATCAGAATCAACTTGCCGTGTGGTGAACGTTAGCTTCATTGGATTTTTCTGAACACCGTTTACCATGAGTGGTGCTACTTTGGCAAAACGCTTAATTGTTAGCGTGCTATTGGTTGCGCCGCTTCTAGTTACTTCAAATTTTAATGTCGGGCTGAAGTAATTTAAAACAGTGATGGTCGTTTCATAAGGGTCAGATCTAATCCCCCGGCTATCCTCGACATACCCGCTTAACGTGAATTGTGTATCTTTGTTAACGGATATTTCACGAAACGTTCCGCTAGGTGCAGAAATCGTGTTATTATTGCCGACGATTTCCATAAAGTAGCCCGTGATAGATGCTCCGTACTTCGCTTGAACATTATCAAAACGTGCATGGATTTTTGATAGCACGGAAACGAAATACCTATCCGATTGAGTGATATTCCTTGTCAATTCAGTAGCATCCGCTAACGCAATCCTAGAGAATGTGGGCTTAACTCTATTCAATGACAAACCAGCAGTAAATGTTTTTGATTGCGTGTTGATTAGTTTTTCGTCAACGTAAGTGTCTAGGAATATTGTTCCCCAACCGCTTGAACTATTCGGGATATCGTTAGCAAAACTATTTGGAATCGTCCATCTATACGATGTGTCAATGTTATCTGCTAATTTGCCGTTGAGACCATACCATGAGTAACGTAGTGTGTGCTTAGCTGAAGCTACTTTTTTAGCAATAGAGAAATTAACACTATCGCCTAAAACGACATTGCTAGGCATAGTTAAGACGCTAGCATTGGCTATCGGATCTAAAGTAATGGTATATGGACCAACGGTTAAGTCTTGAGGTCCAGAACCATTACCATAGCTATGGAAGTAAGCAATCGAGCCAAAGACATTGTTTCCGTTCTTGTGCTCGACGGTAATAGTCTTATCAATAAATTGAACTTGTGAGTTCTGTTGCGGCATGTCAGCAAAGCCCATGTCACCAATGTATTGACCAAAAGCGTCGATATACCACTTACACCAAATGTGCGTGAATGTTTTTTCACGGTTAAACAAGGTCAACCGAACACGAATGGTGCTGGTATTATCTTCGGCATTCTGACTGACTTGGTCAATCGTCATTCGAACACGGTAGCCCCGTTCTTCCTGCGACCAATATTCTGCCATCTTACTTACCTCCTACATATCTGATTACGTTACGGTCTGGATTGATAAAATCTTGCTCTTCCCTAAATCGACCAATCTGGATGGTTTTTGAGAAAATACCATTTTCAATGTGAATCACACCTTGTGAGATATACATTACCTCGTTACCAGCTGAGAACATTGAAATGCGCCCGTTTGGATTGAATAGCATAGAGCTAGAATTATCCGTTTTACCAATGACAAGTCCTTCGTTAGACGATGCCATGTAACTATCGATAAAGTTCCAACGCTCTGACATATCATTCAGATTGTTCTCTAGTTTTGCGACACGAGCACTAGCGTCCGCAAGATTCTTTTCAGCCTGTGCTCGATTGGCGTTGTTTGCATTAACGAAATCTTGGTAAGCCTTCACCCACTGGTTGAGTGTGTCAAGAGATGCTTTCGCTTCGATTTCTGCCTTCATAACCGAGTTGATCTCATTCAATCGGTTTAGCTGGCTTTGCGTCAACGCACTGTCAGCCTTGCCGTCTAACTGACTGGCTAAGTCTTTCGGAGACGCTTGCCATGCCCTATCAGTCGTACCCTCGTAGCAGTCTAGCTCGGTGAAGAACAACATCGACAGACTGCCGTTACTTGTGCCAGTATTATCAATACGGATAAAGCCTTCATCGCAGTCGCCGGAGTTAAAAGTGAAGTGAAATTTCTTAACACCGCTTGTTGATGGCGAACCATCGAAATGCTTGATGTTAACTACTTTGCTAAAAGTTTTAGTTTCGTTTGACTTACGACCAAGGAAATAGATATCCATTCCTTTTAGATTACCGCCTGCCAAGATTGAAACGTTAAGAGAATAGTTGGTATTTCGTTTCACTGGAAATCTCAGCGTAGCGCTAGGCGTTGTTGTTGTTGTTGTTGTTGAAAGCTAAAACAACGGCTTAGAACCGTTGTAATAGAATGAATGACTTGACACAGATAAATTCGAGTTAGGTTGTGGTGCTTCCCAATACCCCCAGCCATCCAGATTATCCGGAAACGCTGAGTTACGAATAAGGTTTCCCCCACCAACCGAAACACTGCCGGTCATATCGTTCCAAGAATAATCAGCTGGATTAGTGCTATTTGCTTTATCAAAGTTAGTACATATACCCAGATACCGCTTGTTCCCGTCTTGTGTCAAACTGAAACCGTTTCGACCATCAGCGCTATCCGCATAAGCAAAATGAACGTAAGGCGTTCTTCCGTCTGCTCCAGCCTTGCCGGGGATACCGTCTCGTCCGTCACTACCCTTCCATTTGCTCCAACGGTAATCTTGCGGATTACGGCTATCGGCAGTATTGAAATCTTGATACATACCGATAAACGGCTTGTTAGTGTCTGTTTGACTAAAGCCACCACCGGAAACGGTATCAGCATAGGCTATGTGGGTATACTGTGTTTTGCCATCGGCACCCTTAACACCGGGGATACCTTGGTCACCTTTTGGGCCTTGCAAGCCTTGTATCCCACGTTCGCCTTGTGGTCCTTGAGGACCAGTTAAACCACGTTCGCCCTTGTCACCTTTAGCCCCATCGTTTCCTTTCGGACCTTGCTCACCGATTTTAGATACTGAGTAACCAGTCTCGTTTGTGCTATCCGTGTAATTCCAAACTGTTTTCGTCCACAAGAATTGCCCTGCTGGTACGTTAGGTACTTGACTAGCCCAACCAGTCGTTGGTGCTAGCGTTCCGGATGTACCTTGTGCGTAAGTAATGGTTGTGCTACGAATACCGACACCATCCTTGCCGGCGATACCGTTATTACCATCGTTGCCGTCTCTTGCTACGTAGGTTTTTTGATATCCCGTTTCAGCGGTGTTATCGGTGTAAGTCCAAACGGTTTTCGTCCAAAACCATTGCCCTTTAACTAATGCTGGCGGGTTTTGGTACCATGCGGTTGGTGGCACGGTTTCAGATACAGATAATCCGTATAGGACACTGGTGTTTCTAATGCCAATACCGTTCTTACCGGGGATACCATCATTCCCACGGTCTCCCTTTGGCCCTTGTTCGCCCATTTTTGCAACGGAAAAACCTTGTTCGTTCGTTCCGTCTGAATAGAACCATGTCGTTCTTGTCCAGAGATATTCCCCGGGGTTGACCGTCGGAATGTTTTTGTTCCATTTGCCGATAGAAGGTTTTAGGTTAACGTATCCAGGATTTATGTCATCTCCTCCAGTCCCAAAGATTTCTTTGATTGGGAACAATTCACCAGTTCTATCGGTTACAATCTCACCAACAGTTAAGTCAGTGTATTTGACATGTTTTCCACTCTTGATAAGTGTCAGGTCTTGAACAAAATCATACTCTAAATGTTGGGATAACGTTAAATTATTCCAATTGAAACTTGAGTAGTATTTGGCGTTCGGTACTATCTGACCGTTTGTGTGTTTCAGATACTCAATTGTTGTATTAACAATCCCAACACCGTCTTTTCCCGGAAGGCCGTCATTACCATTAGAACCGTTCTGTGGGATGTATGTTTTTTGATATCCCGTTTCACTAGATAAGTCCGTATACATCCACTGTGTCTTAGTCCATAGGTATTTACCTTTAATTAAAATTGGTGGGTTGGAAGTCCAGCTTGTAGGCATGGTGGTTTCGTTATCACTCATCCCATAAGTTATAGTGGTAGTTTTTAATCCTACACCGTTTTTTCCGGGTAAGCCGTCGTTACCTCTATCACCTTTCGGGCCTGCTGGTCCAGTCGGTCCTTGCGGTCCGGGAGTACCATTCCTACCGTCTGAGACATTTAAAAAAGTAACTTCTTCCGAAGCTACTTCTTTATTATCAACCCATGCCGAAACCGTTAAGGCGGTTGGTTGGGTAATCTGTGCTGCCACCATGTCGTAGGTCATCCCCACGTATTTTATGACACCGTCAATTACGAAACGCCATGTAGCGTCCACTGTTCTATCGCCTTGTTTCAAGACTGGACGAACGGTAGAACGACCAACGCCATTCTTGAATGCTGTTCCGTTTGTTGTCGTGATCTCAACACGATATGGCAAGGCTCTGGCTGCGATTTCATCAATACGTTGTTGCAAACTGCTAGACGGGTTGTTAGCTATTTTTCTGAAATTGGTAAATACTACTGAATTATTCAATGGCATATCAAAACTGATTACCATTTCAGAAACACGAGCTTCAAGGGCTAGACCGTCCCTAAAGTTGTTGTTGATAATTTTAACAGTATCACCTAAGTTAATGTCCTTGTAATTTTCAACGAAACTAGATTGAACATCAACAGTATAGGTCAATAGTGGGTAAGCGTATTGCTTAATGGTACGCAATGCGTAGCCTTTTAGTGCATTGACATCCTTGTACTCGGTTTCGAAGTCCTTACGTGTCCATCTGTCTGTGTCGCTATCTCTTAACGTTGATGGATATTTTTCCAAGGATATTGGAGCATAAACCATCGGACTGCCTTTTTTAGAATAAAACTCTACTTGCCCTAATTCGTTCTTTTCCTCAAACTCAACGTCTATAAGGTTGGTGCCCTCTTGCCCGACAAAATACCCAGCATTGAATAGTTGGGTTTTATCACTAGCGATTTGAACACCTTTCAAGCCGTTTTGATAGTAGAGGATGACATCACCTCTAACCTTACCAATACCGTGGTGATTTTCATCTGGTTGTTGGTAGATGTCGATGACAAAGCGTTTTAACGTACCATCTCTATTTAATTCTGTTCGGAAGATAAACTCAGCATCAAACTGATTCATCAAGCTATGTAATTGCTCAAGTTTAGTGCCTTGTTGAGAATCAAACGTGATTGTTCTTGTTTTGTCAGAAACTTCGTTAATGCCGATTTCCAAACCAGCCAATCCTAGCAAGTCGAGATTTTGAAGATACCACTCCAGACTTTTAGCACCATTACTGCTACCAAGAGGGCGTGCACTTTCCATTGCCAATTCCAAGTTAGTGTTATTACAAGTGACTTGAAACGCTGTGTCATTTTCAACGAGTTGAGATACATAGAAAACGTGGTAGGAATTATCATAGAAGAATGACACGTACATCTGATCGTTGATGTATTTCACATCATCATGTAGTTTCCCGTCTACGATTTTCGGAATCGCAAAATCAAATGTACTGGTTGAGTATTCAAGATAAGTGTGCCATTGACTGTTAGAATATGGCAACATGCCAGGAACGTTGTTATTTAACGCACACACCTTGCGCATATTCTTATCGTGAATCCAAATTTGCATTAAACAAAACGCTCCTTCCAAGTAATTTCAATCGTTGGGTCAGTCCTTGTCCAACTAGATGTATAGATGTCGATTTCAGTTTCACCAGTACCGATACTGAAAGGCTCAGACAAGTATGTTAGCTCGTTAGACGCTGGCAAGTTGTCAACGAATGTCTTGCCTTTTGCCATGTCAATTTCAAGGATAGAACCCTTGCCGAATCGGTTTGGGATATCCTCGTTTTTGTTAACGAAATCTTTTCGATAGTACATTTCATCAAGATACATGTGAGTTACAAGCGGACTTTGATGGATACCGGCAAGTAAGACATTGATTCTTTTAGACTTGCGACCTTTCAAGGCTGGTATCTTAAATTTAGGATAAGAGCCCCACCAGTAGAAAGTAATTTCATCGTCTTTTCTAAGGATGTCAGACCATCCACGGGTTGAGTTGAAAGGATTGTGTTCGTCTAGGTGTGTACCGTAGAAGCGTTTACTTTCGACGATTTTATAACCACCCTTACCATCACTGACAAGGAAGTTATAGTCGCAATCGAGACCATTAACTGTTTTCATGGTTTCGACACCGTAGAGAAACTCGCCCTTTTCGTCGGTAACTGACAATTTTATGAAACCGTATTGGTTAGGCAAGCCTAGCCAAAACACCTCACGCCACCAGATATACTCATTAAGTGAGCCTTTCTCACCGTTTGAATCTGCTGGGATCTCCCATGTTATCGAGCTACCTTGTTTCTGTCTAGGCCCGCTACCTCTTGATGTCAAGGCGATGTTGGGACGATTGAAAACATCAATCACCCCTAATGTCCCGTTTAGGTTTTCGCTATCGTCATTAAATCGACCAACGTTTTTCAAACCCACCTCGAAACCTCGCCTAACATCTTCTGGTTTTCGATAGTCAAACAATATTTCCGAGTGTTTAACATCTTGCGTGTCAGCTTCATTCGGATTGCCGATCTCATAGCTTTCGCTAGAAGATTTAACAATCCCAACCCAGCCATTATCCGAGTTGAATTTCAGTTTAATATCTGGGTAGGTTTCAGCCGTACCAAAGTTTTTCAAGGTCGCTTTGTAATGTCCGGTTGAAACTTTCTTAATACTTCCGTACTTTGTTTCACCATCGCTACTTACTAGGGCTTGCGCTTTGTTTTCACTGTAGCTTTTTGGAACATCGAACGTAACCGTTACTGTGGCAGTAATTGGTGAAGTGTTCTTATCAACCGTTAAGGACGCTTGACCAGCCGGAATAGCTTCCCAAACTTTGTTAGGCTCGTCACCGAAAATTAATGGTTTCGGTTTATCTACATTCAGATACCCGCCTAGCGTTTCAGCTACGCTATTAAAATAGTCGTAGTTACCAACTAGGGTAAACGATACTTGAATCTGCTTAACTGACAAGGTGTTATATAGGAATTGCTGACCATAGCGTCTACGCCCTTGGTCTTGATAGTTGTTGTTGAAATTCGATGCCACGTTCTTAGTGACATCCACTGGGACGGTACGCCCTTGCCCTTCATTGAATAATTCGGTTAAGTTCTTACCGTCATAAGTTACTGACATTCCTATCAAATAATGCTACCTCCTAGCAACGCTTGTCTGCGTTCGTAATCGTTTGTTGCTTTTGTCATGAACGGTGCTAACCCGTTTGATACACTTCTACCATCGATGATATTTCTAACTTCGATTGGGTTAGAACCGTTGGTTACCAACTGACCAAGTAGGTCAATCATGATGTCTAACTTGTTTTCTAGGACAGAAACACGCTCACGGTCTGAAGTGCTATCGTGATTGCCTTGTGGGGCGTCACCGGCAAAACGTGCCACTGCTTCAGTAAGTAATTGCCACGCTCTGCCACGTTTGGCGATATCTGTTGGAATAACGTATTCTGGCATGTCGCCTTCAGCTAACTCATAAACACCGTTCTTGTGGACTAGACCACCGTTAGCGTAGCCATGCCCGTGTCCGATAACCGCAAGCATATTCCCACCGTAACGAGATTTCGCATAAGCGATACCAGCCAAAAGGTTATCATAGCCGTTGAAGATGTTTCCATGACCTTTATGCTTGAATGAATTAAATGTACTGGATGTTGTTTGTACCAAACCTTTGGCAAGGTCTCCAGTCAAGGTGTTGATATCGACATATCCACCTTGGACGGCATTAGGGTTACCGCCAGACTCACTTTGAATTTGTCGCAACCAAGCCCCGACGTATTCTTGAGTGGTAGGCAATCCATTGGCTTTCAGTGCTTTTTCAACTGATTCACGCCAACGAGAAACGCCAGTTCCTTGTGGTCCATCTTCACCACCACCCGCTGGACTGAGCAACGGACCAAGGGTTTTCTTAATCCAGTCAAACATGCCCCCAACCTGACGTTTAATCAACGTTTGAAGTGGGTTGTTTCGGTCTTTAAGTGGTTTACTATTGTCTTCACCACCACCACCGCTATCACGCACCCCGAAATCAAGGAAGGTAGCAGCGTTAGAGATGTGACGGCCAGCGTATTGGTGATACTGACCGTTACCACCATAGTTGTACTCTTCACCATCGTAGGTATCACCATGTACGGCAGTGACAAAGTCAACGTGGTTGCTTGATACTGGACCGCCAGTGTAGACGGCTACCGTACCCGGTTTTGGTCTACTTAAGTGTGGCACGCTGGCAGATATCCACTGGTTACCATTACCGAGGTGACTAAACAGACTAGGCTTAACACCAAGGTTAGCCAAGCGGCTTGCAACGAATGACACACACTCACGATAGAAATAACCCCAAGGGTCAGCACCAGCGTCTTTAGCCTTATCTTTGAATCGGTAGTCATCACCTTTAGCCCCCATTGCCACCGTGCCTTCATCCATTGAGGCACTGGCCATAGACCAAAGTTCTTTCCACCAGTTTTTAGCTTCTTCGACTGGTTTCTTATACAGTGCGTTACCAAGCGGGTTAAACATGCCGGCTAACTTATCAGCATTAGGACTGAATTTTTTAGCTAGTGATCCAACAGGGTCTTTAACGACATCACCGACAAACTCAATCATCTTCATGAATTTATCGACACCATTCTTCATGGTATCCCAAACTGAGCCCGCCACATTAGTAGCCGTATCCCAGATTTTAGACCAGAAACCAGTACCCTTTGCAAACGCTCCACGTTCAACACCCATGAGCATAGCTAACTCACTAGCATTGATGACTTCCGAACCAGCCGGCAAGAGGTATTCAACGTTTCGCCCTTGTGGCAAGAATGACTTACCATTAGGCAGAATAACCATTTCTTGGTTGTTGGTTTCTGGACTGTCATACCCATCGTTTAGCGTAGCTAATGTAGGCTTGGTGATTGGGTTTCGGTATGAGCTAAACATACCAGTACCACCGGCAAACTTAACTTTCGGGATTTTAGAGATAGCTTCCTTGCTACCACCGAAATCAGAAATCAGTTTGTTAATGCCATCGATACCAGCGTTAGGCAATGCAATGACAGCGTTAATACCATCACCGGCAAGTTTCTTCATGCCGTCCCACATTTCGCCAAAGCCTTTTTTAACATTATCCCAAGTGTCTTTGAAGAACTTAGCGATATTGGTCAATGCGTCGGTAATTAGCTTGGTAATATTAACACCGAATTTCTCTTGTGTTAACGCTCCGATTTCATCCCATTTTTTAGATAGGAATTTCTTAGAGTTCTCCCAACCGTCAAACCAATTCTTATTGATACCCTTGTGGTGCTTGTCGATATCTTTACCAAGGGCAGTCATGGCTTCTGTAGCATTGCCCTTGATACCTTCCCATGTTTTAGATGCGAATTTCTTAACGTTGTCCCACTTATCGCCCCAATCTTTTTTAAGACTGGTCATGTGTTTTGCAACGCCTTTGGCCATATCTTTGACATGGTCCACGGTGCTATCAACAAATTTCTTGAATGGCTTGTTATGCTTGTACATCAACTCAAAACCAGCGACTACCGGATTAGAGATTACAAGCAACTTCTTAGCAGTGTTAGTAAAGGCTTTGATACCTTTCTCACCGCCAGTAAAGTAATTCTTGGTCTTTTCAAAACCTTTCTTGGTGCTCTTGGTCATTGAGTCCATCGCACCAGTCCAAGTCTTCTTCATGCCGTCCCATGTCTTACCAAGCCACTTACCAGCACTAGAGAAACCGTCTTTGATACTTTTTACGATACCATCAACGAATTTCTTGAATTTCTTGTTATGCTTGTAAATTAAAGCAAAAGCTCCAGCAATAGGATTGGCAATAAATAAAAGGACTTGTTTCCAGTCCTTTTTGAAGAAATCAATGATCTTGCCAAAGATTTCTTTTGTCACTTTAAAAATCTTATCAAAGGCTTTTTTAGCAGCACTAAACATGCCATCAACAAATTTCTTGAATTTCTTGTTGTGTTTATAGAGCAATACCAATGCAGCGACAGCCGCTGCTACCGCAACAGCGATTAACCCGATGGGATTTGCTGCCATTGCTGCGTTCAATGCTACTTGCACCCCCGTCGCAACTTTTTGAGCGGCAGCCATAGCTTTTTGGGCGACAGTCATAGCTATCGTTGAATTTTTCATCACGTTAATAGCTTTAGCAACTTTCATCACTCCTGAAGCTACTTTAGAACCTACAAAGTAAGCAGCAAACAAAGAACCGACTGTTTTAATAGCCGTTTTATGTTCTGCAATACCACCTAAAGCCTTTGACAGTGATGTTACTGGTGATTTAGCTTTCTTGCCGTTGCCAGTCATTAGGTTAAGCGCTTCGGCAACACCTTTAATCATGCCTACGGCAGTTTCCCAAACACCGCTAGCAAAGTCTTTACCAATGCTAAACACCGAACCTAAACTATCTTTAACCTCTTTAAAGAAAGCTACAATCTTAGGGGCGTTGTTAGCAATGCTCTTGCTCAGATTATCGACAAACTTATTGAGACCGTCCATTAAGCCATTAAGTTTATCTGTACCATCACCGAGATTAAACACTTTAGAGAATGCGTCCATGATAGTGCCTAGGCCTTTGGAAACATGCTCCCCTAAATCTTTAAACTTCGTTTCAGTATTAGGATCAGCAACCCAATTCCCAATTTGTTGCAAGAATGGGTTTTTCATTTTATCGATTGGGTCACGAAAGGCAGCGACCACCGCTGGCATACGAGACTGGATAGTCCTTTCAAGACCACCGATAGTAGTCGAGAAGTTAGCTGTCGCATCCTTGTATTTGTCTTGCAACTCAAACAAGGCTTTCTGCGCCATTTCAGCAGTGATTTTGCCATCTTTCTGCAATTCGGCATATTTCTCTTGGGTCATGTCTGTAATGCCCAATTCTTGCGCAGCTACTTCTTTAAGTTGGTTTTTCATTTCCGGAAAAACATTGATGATTGACATCATGTCTTGTCCTTGGACCTTACCATTGGCAATCATTTGAGCCCATTGAGTAGCGAAATTCTCAACAGCTGCATCGGTCTGACCAAACGCATCTTGCAATGTCAAGATGGCTTGCGTTTGTTGTTTGGTCAACTCGGTGTTGTGAGTAACGGCATAGAATTTCTGGTTCATCCCGTCAACCATTTCGGTCGAGTTGGCCGCTGCTTGTGCCATTTGGTTGGTCATATCGACCATCTTCTTACCTTCTTCAGCATTGCCAGTTAAGGTAAGCCAAGTGGCATTCATGGTTTGTTGGTATTTAACGTATTCAGCGCTGGATTGGGCGATTTCGTCAAACTTACCCTTGATGGCTCCCAATGCGTTTTGGAAACCGTTACTAATCAAATTAGCCGCAAACGTAGCCCCAAAGATACCTTTTAGGCGTGAGGTTTTCGTTTCGGTCTCGCTAACTTCACTCCCTAAGCGTTTAAAGCTATCTTTTAAGCGTCCAATGAACGTGCTAGAACGTTGACTTTGTTCAATCTCATCATTGAGCTTGTCAGCAGCATTTCTGGTGTGCGCTAGGCTAGTAGCCGTTTCATCCAAACGTTGTTTTTGCTTGCGGTATTCATCGCTCGTTCTTCCGGACTGTTTAGCGACACGCTCAAGCATTTCTTTTTGGGTCTCGTATTGCTTATTTAAGTTAGTAATAGAGCCCTTGTATTGCTTAAGTTGTTCTTGTCTTGCTTCGTCCTCTTTGCCTTCGGCCTTTAAACGCTTGACATAAGTTTCAGACGATTCGTTTTGCAGTTTGTACTGTTTCTGCAATTCAGCAAGCCCAGACCTATGATAATCTAGGCTATTTTTGGCTTGCCGTTGCTGGTTTTCCAACGATGCCAAGCGTGTAGTAGCTTGGTCAATCTGTTGCTGGTACTTAAGATACTGTTCAGCGGTTTCAGCGGTACTTCCTTTCAATTGAGACTGCTCTTGTTTCAGTTTCTCAATCTTATGTTGTTGGTTTTGAATAGCATTACCCAAACCATCGTACTTAGCTTGCGCCGCTCCCAAATAGTCACCAGCACTACGCATTTGGCTTTCTTGTGCCTTCCATGCGTTCGTAGAGCTATTGACTAACTGAGTTAACCGCTTAATCGAGTTAGCTGCTTGAAGCGTGTCTAAGGCGATTTCCGTGGACATGGTAGCTTGTACTTTTGCCATGTATTATTTTTCCTCCTTTCCTTAAATATTTAGAGTAAAGATGTTGGGTCAACCATTCTATCTTCTTCCTCTTTGGCATTTAAGATTTTCATTAGCTCGTAATAGTCAGTGTCGTAATACTGATCTAGTGTCCACCCAAAGCCTTGGATTGATTTTTTAGCAATGATTTTTAAATCTTCAATGCGATTTTCTAAATCAAAAATCTGTTCGCCTTTAGATTTTAGTCTTTTGGGTCAGTTTCACCAGCGGCATTCTCAAGTTGTTCATCTGTCAATCCGTACATATAGCCCACCAATTTCTCGGCAATCTCTTGTGTACGTTCGTTGTCCAAATCAAGCAATTTGTCATAGGCTTCATCATCCAACTTGAGGACAGCACGGATAAAACTAAGCATTTCTTTAAGGATTGTGAAACTTGCTTGTGCTTGTTCTTGCGTGTCGCCTTCTTCGACAGTGTCGCTGATTTTAAGCACGGCAAGTTGGTACTCGTGCATACGCAAGACATTGCGGTTGCTTGTAGCTACTTCAAACGCCTTTTTACTGATTTCTGGGATTTTAATAGTTTTGATTTCCATTTATCTTTACTCCTTTAACACAAAAATAGAGGTCAGGCCATGAGCCCGACCTCTTGCGAATTATTAAATACTGTTTGAAGCAGCAGGAAGGGCATAGCCCCCGAAGACTTCTTTGAACATGTTAGTTTTATCAAACGTAGATGCACCAGAATAGTATTTCTTGTATGGCTCACCGCCGAACGCAATCGCTGACAAGGCATTGAATGTCATGTTATCATCTTGACGAGTTTGAGCAGTATCGGTATCTGTAGCAACGTTTTGAGTTGATTCTTGCATAATACCGTTAGCGAAACCAAAGAACACTGAGTGTTTGCGGTCAAGTGTTTCAGATTCAATCAATACCGCCGTGTGTGGTTTTTCACCGTCCATAACGTAACCACCCTTGCCGTCTGGTTTAAAACCAAGCATTTTCTGTTTGATTTCAAAGTCAAGGTTATTGAAGTCGAACGCTACTGTTGGTGAACCCGGTGCAATCATAACATCTTGCACTGAGTTGTTCCCGGGAATTTTAGTCGCTTGACCTTCCAAGTTTGAGATGTTAGCGGTACGAGTACCAAGCATGCTTGAATCAACTTCAATCACACCGTCAGTTGAAAGGCCGTCAGCACCTTTAAGTAGTTTTTGGGTTTTTGGGTCAACCAAAGCAAGTCGAACCATTTTCAAACCTACAATTGCCATATAGTAATATCTCCTTTGTTAAATTAATCTGTCGAGGGCAACAAAAAAGACCGCCGTAAGTTGTAACGTATCGGGGTCTATGCTATGTTCTCTCATATCTGTAATTGAGTAGTGTTCAGATTTTAGGAATTTTAGCAATTCCATTTCAAAGGCTTCGATATCAAAATCAATATCAGCCTTGTAAAAAACCTGGACTTCCACTCTATCTGTTTTTCCGAAAAAGGTATTATTCCCACTCAAATCAAGGGACGGATTGCTTTCAGTGAGCAAAACGATTGTCTTATCGGTGTTTTCTTCGAGCTCTTTAGGCAAGTTGTTTGCATATACTTCGCTTATTTCACCAAATTCTTTGCCGTCAATGAGCTCTTTTAGTTTTACGGTTGCTAACACTTAATCACTTCCCTCCTTTTCTCCGAATGAGTTTTTCATATTCCTCTTTTTCTGCTAATAGCACCTTTCTTTGAACGGCACTATCGTTTTGGACATTGGTAACGAAATGATCAGCACGGTATTTTTTAGTGCCGTCATTTAATCGTCTGGCATTTTGAGCGTGGTAGTTGTTTTTCCAGCCTACGGTTGCCACTCCGTTTTTTCTGCCGTCCGCATTCGTGGATTGGACAGATAAACCGTCAGCCATGTGCCCATACTTCAAATCTTTTTTATTTGAGTAGTGTTTCTCATGAGTCACTTCTTCCAACTCTTTTTGAAACACTTTCGCACCAGCAGTGGTAATTTTAGCTTGTTCCGCCGGTGTTAAATCACCAATGCTAGCTGCTGTTTCAAGCCAGCCCTCTAGTGCTTTGTCAAGCCCTACCATAAGCCATCACCCAACTTTCTTATGCTTTCTCAAAGTCAGAAAGTCGTAGCGGTTAAGTCCAAAGTTTTCGTTTGGGCTAACACGCACAATATCATACTGAGTACCATTTAGGACAGCGACTTGGCCTTCAATCACTTTAGCATTGTGGCGAATAACAATAATTTTCGTATCGATTTCGTTGTTTTGCTGTGCTAGATACTCTTGATTAAGTGTGCGAGTGTGTGGCTTATAGTGCAATGTAAACTGTTTCACGAATTTCGGTACGCTCACACCCGTAAACTTGTTAGGGGTGCTTTGGTATGTTCCAAAATCAGCCTTGAAACGAAAGTCTGAGGGTAAATATCTAACTTTAGGCATTAGTCACCTCTTTCTTCACTATACGTTGCGTATAAGCCCCTTAATTGCCCGATTATGCTATTTAACGTGAGATTGATAGGATAAGTCACCGTGTCCGTTAGAGCCACCCTATAGGTGAAATACGAGCTTGTGAGGGCTATTACAGCCGTGTCGAATAGAGATTCTACACTCTCAAGGTCGTAGAATTTCGAATCACTACCGACTGCGTTGATAATGTACTGTTGAGCCGATTCAATGTAAGCTGGAATGAGTGCAGTGTCGTCTGTCTCATCCAGATTGAGGGTCTGCATGATGGTTTCCTTAGATACACTCATTGCTTACCTCCTAAATTAAGCTCCGGCAGTAAGATTAGCTTTTTGGTCAGCGATTGCTTTGAATGACGCTGGCACAAACGCTTCTTCATCAGTTTTAACAACATCGAAACGGTCAATCACACGTACTTTAGTAGTATCAGTTTCGAAAGCACCGCCACCGATGTTAGTTGAAAGTAGTGACAAGTGTTGACGGTCAAAGAGTGTTACCGCTTGTTTCAAGTCACCAAAGTACAATGGCATAGCTCCAGTAGTAGCATTAGCAAGCCAGCGGTCAGAAACTTCTTTAACTGCGAAACCATCGATTGAGTATCCAGTTGGTGATTTTACGTCACGTTCCATGAGGTAGTCACCCATAGCGTTCTTGACTTTCTTAAGAGCAGTAAAGCCTGAAGTGTTAGTCAAGAAGAATGATGTTTGTTTAATAGCTGGGTCAACTTTAGCTTCGAGGTCAATGATATCATCCCATTTAGCCAATGTTGGTTTAGTTGGGAGTGTTGCAATCACTTCCAAAATAGCTTTGTTGCGAGTAACAACAACTTTTTTTGCAATCCAACCAGACAACCAAGCAAGGATATTTTCGGCAGAATCAGCAAGCAAGCTGTTAGTTACTGTTGAAATACCAGCATAGCGTTTGATAGCGTACTTGATAAGTGACAATTTAGGGTCATCATTAGCACCGATTTGTCCAGCTTCATCATCGAGTTTAGAAAGACCAGTAATTTCAACCCATTTCTCATAAACACGAGAACCGGTAAGAGTAGTTACGTTTTCAACGTTAACGTATTCTTGCAATGAATCGTATTGACGAACCAATGTATTGATAGCTGTACGAATATCTTGTGGGATAGTCAAACCAGCGTCAGAACCAGATGCGTCTGTTTTAGAATCAAGCAAGTTTTGGTAACGACCACGAACGAGGTTTTTAAAGTCTTTAACAAAGTTAGCTTTAACTTCTTCTTCGTTCTTAGTCAATGGTTGTTTTTCTTCTTCAGTCATGTTAGCTACTTCACTAGCACGAGCTTCTGTGTACTGTTCTTTGAACATATCACGCTTCATTTTAGCAGTGTCACGCTCATTTTTGATTGCTTGCAATTCTTCAGCGGTAACTGAATCGTCAAGCATAGCTACGTTAAGTTTTTCATTAAGATTTTCGACCTTGTCGCCTTGAGCAACCCAAAGGTCATGCAATTCGTTTGATGTTTTCATCAATCATCTTCCTTTCATTTTTCAAGTAAAATAGCCAATTTCTGCTCACGCAATGTATTGGTCTTAGGTGTCGCAATCATATTCTTAAATTTAGTGATTGCTGATTTGCTTGGTAGTTGATGTACGGCATTGGTAACCATGATTTCTTCTTCATCATCATTGAAAAACATGATTTCATCCGCAAAGCCTTTGTCAACAGCAGTTTTAGCATTAAGCCATGTTTCTTTAGCCATGAGATCAAGTAATTCCGGTTGTTTAAGACCAGTCTTCATTTCATAAGCTAATGCGATAGACTCATCAATGCTATTTAAGACCGCTGATTGATGCTCTAGGTCATCGCTGTTACCAACGATGCCAGTAGACGCTTTGTGAATCATAATATGTGCCGTTGGACTGATACGCACGGTATCGCCTGCCATAGAAATGACACTCGCAGCACTAGCCGCAAGCCCTTGCACGTTAACCACAATACGCTTGCCGCTTGCCTTTAGCATTGTATAGATTTCACTAGCTGCGAACACATCACCACCATTGGACGCTATATTAAGTGTGATTTCTTCGTCTTCATCGTTAGCAATGGCATCTTGTACCAGTTTTGGATAGGTACTAGACATACCGAAATACTCATAGAAAGCACCAGCATCATCACTTACAATATCGCCTTTAATGTCAATCTTGCCCATTTATCTCACCTCCTTTCAATGTGGTACGGTTAGGGTTTTCGCCCTTCGGCAACTCTTTAGGTAAAATCTCAGCTTGTTGCAAAATATACAAGCCTTGATTTTGTGCGAGTGTGCCACTTTTAACCATGCTATTGATACGGCTGATATAGTTAGCACCAGTCGGGTCAACCGCTGGGAAAATATCTGCGTCCACATCGCATGAAAGTTTCTGAGATAACTCACTAAGGAACGGTCTCAAATAGCGTGCTACTGCTTTAGAATAGACGTTTGAGCTCATTTCTAGTGAAGACTGTTGGTCACCTTGACCTCCGACAACGTTCTCTGGGATACCGTAGACCTTTGCAAATTGTCCGGTCGTCCAGTCCGCTTGCTTAAGTAGTTGGGCCACGTTGGACTTGATTTCAAGAGGTGTGAAATCCTCTAAATCATCCAGTACCAACGGACCGCCTTGCATTTGCTTCATTGCTTGTCGAGAGCGTGAGACCTTAGTTTTGAAATCGAGCAAACCACCGCCCTTGATTTTTAAAATACCATTGGCGTTTAGGGCATTCTTAAGGGAATTAAGCGTTAGCTTATCACTAGCCTTTTGAATATCCAGTTCTCTGCCAAGAGCCATCAACGGACTTACGCTTGTCAAACCGCCATCCACGGAAAGCAATCTGAAGTGTAAGATGTCGCTTTGCGGTACGTGTTGTTTAGGTGGGATGCGTGGGTCATCGAATGTGATGTTATAGTATAGACCGTCCTGGTTGTCCAATCGGTTGAAAGTGACTTGAGATGGTCTTAGATACTCCCACTTCATATCACGCCCATTATCATTACGCCATCGATATGCAAAGGCTTCTCCACCCAACAACATTTGAGCAAAAATTGACTGGTAGAAGTTAAAGCGATTAGCGTTGTTAGACGGATTATCCACAATGCCTTGCATTTGCTTTCGGCTAGTCGTTAGTTTAGCAGTCGCAAGGTCATTAGATAGCTGACTGATAATAGAGAATAGGTCTGAGTTTTTAAGAGCAGTTTCGGCTGATACCCACTCACTACCACTCAAGGCGGCTAAAAACTCTGGATCAGTGATACCAAAAAAGCCCTCTTGATTGCTCGGTGGGCTTTCGGTTGCTAAATTAAATATCGGCAATTATTATCACCTCCTTTCTAGCTCTTTTTAGTGGCTAGCTCACTAATTAAACCTGCTAATACAAATGTAATGGTCATGCTGATACCAAACCACACGTAACCGATGTTATAAGTGGTTAAATTAAGCGAAATTGCAGCTAAAATAAACATAAGGATGTCAAAAATAGCCCAAATCGCCTTAAAAAACTTCAAAATCATGTCTTAATACTCCTCTAATAGCCCACTATCTGGGTTTTTCAACCAGTTTAAAACGGCTTCCTGGCTCATGTGTTCGACCTTCCACGTTGGGTTATTAGTAATAGCGTAGTCTTCAAACGCATACATACCATCATAAAACGCATCGATAAGGGCATCCACCACGTCGATTTTATATGTCGATTTCATTTTGTCTACTTGAATACCGATGTTATCCTCTTTGATTACCGCATTTATCAAGGCTTTTCGCATAATTTCATCATCAAGGCGAGTGATATTCCCTTCGATAAATAGCGTTTGAAGAAATTTCGTTGGGTCTTTCAGCTCGCTTGTCCGTTGTCTAATTGGCATGAGTGGAAAGCTAGTGTTAGATTCCAAAGCCTTGATAATCTTTGATACTCCCATAGCGTCATAGCCAAAGAATACAACATCAAGCTGATTATCTTCTACATACTCGCAGAACCATCGGTACACTTCCTCTGGATTGATTAACCCTTGTGGATGGCTTGTAATCGTACAATAGCCCTTGGTTTCCAAGTCTCGATAGTTAACGCCGTCTTGCTCCATTTTGGCTTCTAACGAGCCAGCTTGTTGCCAGGGAATGAAACTATGTTGTTCGATGTGCCATTTCTGACTACCATCTCCAGCAACGTAGGGATAAACAAAACCAATAGCCGTATTATCACTGAACATCGAAGCATCAAGACCGACATAGACACGCTTGCCCTTGATGTTAAATTCATCAACGACTGCATTTTCAATATCTGTTAAATCAAGGAAACTATTGCTATCAGCTAGTAGCCAGCAATTCATGTTTTTTACTTGGAAGTCAGCAAGGTTGCCACTTAATAAGTCGCTATCCCTTTTATCCATCAACCCTTTCATAAGGTTGTCACGTTCTTGTTCTAAGTCTAAAAGCGGATTGCTTTTCCCCCACGTTTCTGGTTGAAAAGCCTCATCCAAACTATCTTGAGACCACACTAAACAAAGATATGTATCAGCGTCCCTATTGTCGTCGTCTTCCATAGCTTGCTGCATAATCCTTTGGTCTTCCCTAAACGGAACAGACGGATTTGGGTAAGCCGTAGAAATTTGGACGAATTGTCTGTTTGGGACTTTTACCTGTCCAGAAACAATCTTAGAAACCGCATCCCTTGTTTCAATTTCTCCAATTTCATCAAAAATAGCCGTGGTAAAGTGGAAACTATCATATTGCCCACTCTCAGCAGAAATAGCCCTTAAAACGTTGTTGTTAGCTTTCATAATAACTTGGTCGCTATGCAGACCTAACTCAGTTTCATTTGCTAAACTCTTAAAGGGCTCGTTTTGGATTATCTGTTTCATCATAGATTTGATGTAACCAAGCAACTTGTTTGTTTGTTTGAAGTTGATAGAGGTTACCAAATAATCTTGGTTTGACAATCCGAAACTTTCGATAAAGTATGAATACGCCGTAAGAATAGCCATCAAATACGTTTTACCTTGCCCACGACCAACCGAAACAATGGCACGGCTGAAACGTTTACCACCGTTAGCGTTTCTCCACCCGAAAAGCATACATAAGATGAATTTCTGCCACGGCATCAACTGTGTAGGCTCACCAGTGTCAACGTTTGGACATATCCTAGCAAAACGCAATAATTTGTCCGCTTCAGTCGTTTCGTAGGTATATGGAAAGTCGTCGTTACCTTGTCTTTGTAGGTCTCGTAAGTGTCTGAAACATGCCAATTTAATCATGTATCCAGTAACTATTCGACCTTCTAAGGCATCAAAGCAATATTTTGTGCCATCGTCTTGATATTTTTTAGCGATGTCAGTGAAATCAAATTCTTTATACGCTGCATCTATATCATGAGTTTTTATCAGATTCGTTTTCACTATTGCTCCTTTCCAATCACTTACCTAGGAATTCTTTCATCATATCTCCTAGAGACTTATTATCCGCTTGTCCTCCGGCTATTTCAGCTAATTCAGCCCTTCCTTTAGGTGTCAGACCTAGCTGGATGCCTATTTTATTAAGGGTTTCGGCTGCATCTTTCATCGTCGCAACGGCTGGATTTTTCTTAAAGCCCATTGATTGCTCGCCTAAAATTTCACCACTGCCAGGCGACTGGATGAACTTAATAATCTCAGTTTGGATACCGTTTTCCTTCACATCCTCATAGGCTTTTTTGTAAATCTCATAGGTCGTGCAGTAAGTTTCCACTAGGAACGTGTCGATACGCTCGACCTTTTCTGTCGCTTTTAAAAACGGAATGATTTTAGTCCAAACTGACCTCGCCACCGTTCCTAGATAGTTCGGTGGGTCAATGGGTAGAAAGCGGTCATTTTGCTCATAAAACGGTTTCCGTTTGGCTGGTGACTTATTCGCCATTTTCTCACCTCCTAAGTTAAAAATAGACCCTTGTTAAAACCCTCAAAATTGGTGTCCGACATAAAAGAACACCTTGTGGCGGCTCTCCTTGGCACGAGAAGGGGGCGGGGGTCAATTTTAAATTGGGTCGAGGGTTATTATACCACCCTTATTATAAAATCGTGCTATGGGCTTATTAGAGGGGTTTAACGACGTCCTCTTTTTTGCGGGCTATTAAATCTGCCCACGTAGCCACGGTAAGTCGTAGTTCGGTATTCTGTTTTGTTCTATTTTGACCAGTGCCATAGATTTCTTGTTCTAAAGTCCTCTTGGTGTTATCACAACTTCTACACGTTGCCACCACGTTTGAAACTTCAGTCCTAAGTTCTGGCGCAATTTCAACGGGTGTAACGTGGTCGCCTATGCGTGCGTCTGGTGTGGTCACACCCAACGCTAGACAGTACTGACATAGATAGTTGTCACGTTCCAAAGCTATCTTGCGAATAGAAGACCAAATCTTTGAGCGATAGAACGCATACCGTTCCTTGCTCTCATCGTCTCGGTTCCTTACTCGTGTGTTGTATCTCGTCCGTGAGTATCTCTGTCTCTCTTGTGTGTATGCTGCTTCCATGTCCTTGTGTGCAGGACAGTAGTGTGCTGGTCTCTCTGTTAAGGCACGGCACCCCTCTGCCTTACATCGTCTGACCATTGGCATCGGCACACCTCCTTCCAGATAAAGTAAAAGAAGAACACCACTGTGTCCTTCTAATTCGATAATACTATATTACCACGTCGATAGTATGATGGTGTATGGATTGGTATAAACCAATGCAGATTAGTCCAAATACTTCTCAGCCTGTCTTAACTTAACGTAGTATGTAGCTTTACTAAAGCCCATGCGGTCGCATATCTGCCAGATATCCAGCTGGTCTATATATACCATTTGAAGTAGGGACCTAGCGTCTATATCCCCCACGTTTGCTATCTGCCGGCGAAACTCTAGTTTCTGTTTGATAGCCTCAGCAGTAAAGCGTTCTACTTCTTCACGGGCTGTCATAAGCTCCACATAGATATCATCCTTGCCCTTACGTTTGCCACCTTGGACCATGTCTGTTTGCATTGCACCAGCCGTTACCTTAAGGGCTTGTGATTCCAAACGCTTAATCTGTTCTATCTGACTGTCAATGTATCTATCAAGCGCCTTGATTTGTTGCAGCCGTTCCACTGTTCTCATAAATTACATTCCTTTATGGTATAATAATATTATTAGCATTTGAACAGTCCTAGGCATTAGTCTGGGTCTTTTTTTATTTTCTCGGCTCGTTATTAAGAGATATGAAAAGATTGAGTTTGTGAGCCTTGGTGTCACCTCCTTCTAGCCGTCGACACCAGCAAGGTCTTTGGCTATTTTGTAATGCAAGATATCAATAAGAAAGAGGGTGTTTCACATCCTTTTTTCTTAAATTTGCTGGGTTTGTTTGGACAAGGTCTGTCAGCTTGTCCGGTGTTGAAAAAGTGTTAAAAAAGTGTTCAAGCCACTAAAAATCTATATCTATTTTTTAGCTTCATTTTTTATTTTTAGTGTATTTGACAGACAACGACTGGCAAGAAGAATCGAACTTCTTATACAACCATTCCAGCCTGCGATATAGAAATCATTTTGGAGGTTTTCCTCCTTTTTGAAATAATACAAAGAATAAAGTAAGTAGAATTATGGAGATTTCAGTTTCGCATTGCAGGCATAAAGCCTTGAATAATCACGCTACCAGCAAGACGCTTTAGATTTGTGAATGAAATAAAAAAGGTTCCTCGTTTCTAATTTCTTATTTACTGGTAATAGCTAGCGAGGGAGTCGAACCCTCGTAAACCGTTCTAGCTACACGCCTAACGAATAGGCTTTATATAAGGCTTTTTTGACCGTGGTCTTATTGCGACCTATCCTGCCTTTAGTTCGATATTTAAGAACGATGCGATCAACTTCATCGTCTAATTTCTCTGGCCATTCGTAATTATTTAAGACATATTTAGCAATCTTACTGAATAAGTCTCGTGACAGTAGTCCTTCCATTTGAATGACCTTGAGTGGTGTTAGAACAATACGCTCGACATAGCAGCGATTAATTGAATCCTTGATTCGGTTAGCCTCTTTTTTATCGCAGCCTTTAATTTCCATGATGTGTTTAGCCATACTGTTCTTATGAAGGTTGCGTAGTTCTTCCACTTCTTCTTGAAATCGTTTAAACAGTCCTTCTGGCAGTCCTGCGTTGACTTTATCCAAAACTGGTTTAGTGGTTTTTCCTCTCGTATAGTGTTTAGACAGATAGTCTTGGAGGTCGTCGAACAACTCGTCTGAAATGATACCTTCTAACCTGTCGACTGTTCGAGGTGATATCCTCTCACGTTCAACGACTGCACTATTAAATGCTTGGTAAATGATGCGGGCTTGTGCTTCGCTGCACTGTTTCACATCTTGGAAAAACTGCTTATAGGTGCCTTTTTTGTGCGACTCTCTCAGTGCCGCATGCTCACTGACTAACCGTTGATATAGCTCCTCGGTCAGCCCGGAATATTTGTACTTCACGTTCATGGGTGTCACCTCTCTATCACT